ATAGAACAAAGTTTAAACGATTCAGGTCGTGAGGATTTAAAAAAATTAAACGAATTAAAAGGGGAAGCAATAGATGCAGACGAAAAAGCTGCTGCAACACAATTAAAATTCTTAACAGCTCAATCAAATCTAAACAAACAAAGAAGAGCTGATGCAATTGCAGCTAATAAAGAATCGTTAAAAGATAGAGAAACTTTTGAAAAAGAAAAATTAGCATTAGAAGAGAAGTTTTATTTAGAAAGTGAAAAAGATATATTTGAACGTGAGCGCAAAAAAATAAATATAAAGTTTCAAGCTGATAAAACAGCTATTGAAAATTTAAAAATAAGTGAGGAGGAGAAAACAGAATTGCTTAAATTAAAAAAACAAGAACAATTTAATGCCTTAACTGAAATTGATAATAGTCAAGAATTAGCAGAAGAGGAGAGAATAAAACAATTTAATGAGCGTAAACAAAACTTGTTAAATGAGTTGGATTTGGCAAATGCAGAAACTGAAAAGGAAAAAGAAGAGTTAAAAATAGAGCAAGATTTAGAGAAAAAAATGCTCGAACTAGAGCAATTAGAACTTGACGAAATAGAGAAAACTGAACTTCTTAAACTTTTAAGAGAACAGGCAGGTTTAGAACTTGATGCTATTGATAAAAAATTCAAAGATGAAGAAGTAAAAAGAGAAGAAGACAGAGTTAAAAAATTAGCAGCAATAAGAAACAAATCTTTTGATATTGCTGTTAGATTAGCTGGTGAAGAAACAAGATTAGGGAAAGCGTTATTAGCTATAAAAGAGATTTTAGCATTAAAAGAGGGTATTTTAGAATTAAAGAAAATAACCTTTAAATCAAAGACAGCATTAGCAAATGCTAGTACATCAATAGCTGAGGGACAAGCGCAAACAGCAAAAGTTGGTTTTCCACAAAATATACCTTTATTATTAGGTTTTGCAGCGCAAGTAGGTGGTATTTTATCAGCAATTAAAACAGCTACACAAGTCGGCAAATCAGCATCTTTTTATTCAGGTGGTAAAGTTCCTTACGGTACAGGTGGAAAAATCACAGGTCAAAATATACCAACACAAAGAGGGGGAGATAATATTTTAGCGACAGTAAAAAGTGGTGAGGTTATTTTAAATGAAGAGCAACAAAGGAGAGCAGGAGGTAGTGAATTTTTTAGATCCATTGGAGTACCAAATTTTAACACAGGTGGATTAGTAACGAGTAATGTAAGTACTCAAAATGCAGTACAAGCAAAGAATAATACTGAGGAGTTTGCAAGAGTTTTAGCCACTTCAATTAATCAGATAAAAGTAGTTGCATTTGTAGATGAAATTACAGGAGAGCAGAATTTAAAAGCAGAAATAATACAAGGCGCTAACATTTAGGATATGAGTAAAATAGGAGTAATTTTTAATGCGTGGGCAAAGGTTGTGAAAGGATTTACAACAACAGAGCATAAGCAGAGATCGTCAGTATGCAACCTTTGTACGCATAAAAAATATTCAAAATATTTAGATTTTATTGAAGATGACTTAAAAGAAGTTAGAGGTTTTGTATGTACAGATTGTGGTTGTCCATTAGTAGCAAAAATACGATCAACAGACGTATGTGATAAATGGAAAATAACCCAAAATAACCCAAAATAACCGACTGGGATATTTTATAACCCAAAATAACATGATAATGTTAATGATAATGTTAATGATATAATTACTAAAGTAATTAAATAAAAAAATACTAAAAAATATTTTTATGGAGAATACATATCAGTTTATTAAGAGAATCGAAAATACTTTAGATTTTACAACGATGTTACAAAAAGGAATCATACCATTAACAATTTTGGATAAAAAAGTATATTATGAATTTTACATAAATGACTTAAAAAAATCAAAACAAAAAACACAATCAGTTTTTAACACAGCGAAAGAGTATAATGTTTCAGAACGAACAATACAAAGAGCATTAACTTATATGTTAAATTGATTTTAAGGTATATTTAATCGCATTTTAAAACAAAATAATACAAATATATAGACACGACAAAAAAATGTCATATAACGAGTTAAAATAAATTATAAATTAGTAACGTTTAAAACTTTAAGCAAATGAATAAAAATGATATTTACATTATTGGAGAAATCGGTTGGGAAAATGATCTAAAATCATTGATTAAAGATGTTGAGCAATCAGACAAAGAAAAGCCTTTAAATATTCACATACACTCAGGAGGTGGTAGTGTTTACGATGGAGTAGCAATGTATAATTACCTTAAAAAACTAGATCAAGAAGTTAACACAATTTCTGCAGGACTGGTAGCGAGTATTGCAAGTATTATTTTCTTAGCAGGAAAAAAAGAAACAAGGGTAATGAATGAAACTGATAGTTTTTTAATTCATTTGCCTATGAATATGGCAGGAGGTAATGCTGAAGATTTAGAAAAAACAGCAGAGGAGTTAAGAAAATGGGAAAGTCAGTTAGCAGATATTTACGTTGAGGAAACTGATTTAACAAAAGAAGAGGCGCTTGACTTAATGAAAAAAGATAATTTTTTAGATGCAAATTTCCTTCAGGAAAAAGGGTTTGTTAATCAGATTATAAAATTCAAATCAGTAGCAACAATTAATTTTAAAAATGAAATGAGTGAAACAGTAAGTAAAACAGAAGTAGATGGTTTGTTAGCCAAATGGTTTAACAAATTTTTTCCAAAAAATGAAATCAACAATAAAGTTGTGCAAGATGCGAATGGAGTTGAAATTGATTTTACAGAATTGGAAGCAGATGCTATACCTAAAGTAGGTGATTTAGCAAATGTTGATGGTAAAAAAGCAAGTGGAGATTATGTGATGCCAAGTGGTGAAACGTATCAATTTGCTGATGGTAAATTGGATGCAATAGTTCCAAAGGAAAATGAAGAGCCTGAGCCAACACCTGAAGAGGTAATGGAAGCTAAAATTAAAACTTTAGAAGCAGAGTTAGAAACTTCAAAAGATTTATTAGCAACAGCTAATTTAGAAATCGAAAATAAAAAAACAGAGTACGAGACAATGAAGAGTGAGTTTATTGAATTGAAAAATAATATCACTTCAAAATTTGAGTACGATGGTAAGGATAAAAAAAAGGAAAAAGTAGATCAACCAAAGAGTAGAAAATTATTAAAAGACTAACAAAAAAAAATAAAAGATTATGGCAAGTAAATTCGATGTAAGTGCTTTAACGTTAAACCCTGAAGAAGCACAACAAATTTCAGAAGCAGTAGTAGAAAAGGTATTTATGCAAGGTGAATTATCGCAGATTCACGACATTGAAACAGGTATTTCTATGCAAAAGCAAGTTGTATTTATTGACAACTTAGGAGTAGGTGGTGAAGCATTAACAGGATGTACACCAGCAGAACAAGATGGTTTAACTTTTACACAAAAGTATTGGACACCTGCATTAGTAGCAGGACGTTTTACACATTGTGCAAATGATTTAAACGTTTTATTAAAGATATTCAAAAAAGCACAAAAAGTTGAGCCTGACTATTATGACAGAATTGGATCAGAAGAGATGGGTATCTTAATGGCAAAGATTGTTGATGCTTTAAAAGTATCAGTATTAGCAAAAGTATGGTTATCAGATACAGCCGCAGATGACTTTACAGGAGGTGGAAACTTTACAGACTCAGGATTTAACGCAGGATTATGGAATCAGTTTGACGGTTTGTGGAAACAAATCTTTGCAGATGGTGCAGTACCACGTTATACCATTACTGAAAATGGAGGTGCAACTTATTTGTTACAAGCGTTGACAGCAGGAAAATCTCAAACTATTTTTCAAAATTTGTATGAAAATGCAGACAGCAGATTGTTGGGAGATCCTGATGCACAGATTTTAGTAACTCGTTCAATTTGGGATAACTTTTTAGCATTGATTGAAACTAAAGAAGCAAATGGTGGTATTGTTACTACAATGGCAGATGGTAGAATAACAATGACTTATAGAGGTATTCCAATTGTTTTAATGAATGAGTGGGATCGTACTAACAAATTATACCAAAACGATGGTACAGTAACTTTTAGACCTCACAGAGCGATTCTAACAACACCTTCAAATATTAAGATAGGTACATTAAGTGAGTCAGATTTACAAAATTTAGAGTCTTTTTACGATCAAACTTTAAAGACAAACATTGTTGATTATGGTTACTTCTTAGATGCTAAATTTGGAGAGTCTTATATGGCAAGTGTAGCGTATTAATCATTAAAAAATAAAAAATTATGGCATTAAATTGTGAAGATAAATTGTCGGCAGATATTCAAAAGGACTGCGACAATAAACCAAAAGCAGGTATTGAGGTTGATGTAGTTATAATCAATTTTGATGACATTGATAAAGTAGCTAGTACTTTAGATGCGACAAACGATCTTGTGATAACAAATTTAGCGACAAAAACAGGAACTCAGGGGTACAAATTAGAAGGTATCAAACAGGTGAATGGTGTTAGTTGGGAGTTAGTTAAAAAAGAAGAGAGTTTTGATGCTTACAAGCATTTATTTTCAGGAGTGATTTTATCACCTTCCGCAGAAAACAAGTTAGCATTAGCTTCTATTTTATCAGGTGGAAGATATGTAGTAGTAGTTGAAAAGAAATGGAAAGGTACAGATAATTTAGATGCGTTTGAAGTTTTAGGATGGGATTCAGGTCTTGTAGCAAGTACAGCAGTTTGGAACTCAAAAGAAGCAGATGGTACAATTAAATTTGAATTATCTAGTGAGGATGGTTACGAGGAAAATGAAATGAGTCGTAACAACTTAGAAACCGATTACGCAACTACTAAGACTGCATTTGATGCAGGTTATGCAACAGCATAATGTAGATGCAAAATTGGTTAGAATATAGCAAAGAGTCCATCTTTAGAGATACAGCTAAGGGTGGACTTCTTTTTTTATTTTTAAAAGACTACCAAAAAGAATTTGGCATAAAACCGATAGCAAGTTGTAGAAAATGCTTAAATTCGTATTGGAATAATTATTTAAACTTATACAAAATGGAAAATACAGTAAAATGTGATTATGAATTGCATAAAAAGTACAATGGTATTCAATTAGGAGTTAATGGTAATCCTATTAGAAATGGAGAAATGACAAACGAGGTTGCAAAGGAATTGTTAGAAAAACACCCAAGAGGTGAGATGTTATTTAGCAAATTACCAAAAGAAGATCCAAAAAAAGAAGTTACTGAAGAGGTTGAGTTAAGTCTAAATGAACTTAGAGAACTGCACCCAAATATTAAAGCGACTTCAAAAAAGAGATTTTTAGAACTTATTGAAGAGTCAAAATAAGCGATTTAAAGCGTTTAAAAAAAATTAACACACCAATATACTAAAAAATGAAAACAACGTTATTAAACATATTCAAACGTATTACTAAGTACGATAAAGGTATTGGTATTATTACAAATGGTGAAGATAATTTGTATTCTGAGAGAGCAGAGCGTATTATTTTAAATTCAGTTACAGCGAAAACAAGTGCCAATATAATGGCATCTTATATTTCAGGAAAGGGGTTAGGAGAAACTAACAACGTAGTTAAGGTTAATAAAAAAGGTTTAACTGCGTTGAAGTTTTCTCAGATAATTGCTAAAAACTTTTCAAAACAAAGAGGTGTTTGGATTCACGTAAACTACAATGCTAATTTTGAGCCATCACAATATACAGTTTTACCTTATACGCATTGCAGGTTAGGTAAAAAAGATGACAATGATTATAATGGTAAGATATTAGTATCAAAAGAGTGGGAAACCACTAAAAAACTTAGTGAGTTTAAAAAAGATTTGATTGTTATAGATGTTTATAATCGAGATAAAAAGGTAATAGCAAAACAGATTGAAAAAGCAGGTAGTATTGAAAATTATAAAGGACAGATTTTGTATTACAATTTAGATGAAGAGTATGATTATGCTTTAAGTCAAATTGATAGTGTAATGAATGATTGTGATAGTGAAGCACAAAGTTCAGTTTATAAAAATAGGTCATTAAGACGTGGATTTTTCGGTAAAACTTTAATTATTACAAAACCATTAGCAGGTGCTTTAAATGATTATGAAACACCTGAGTTATATGCAGAAGCATTAAGTGAACGTAAAGCGTTTAAAAGTACAATAGATGACTTCATTGGTGCAGAAAATAATGGTGGTGCATTGCACGTTGAGTTAGAACACGATGGAGATAAGTTTGAAGATGGTATTAAGATTGAAAATATTAGTAGTGATATAAACGACAAACTTTTTGAATATACTGAAAGCAGTACTTTTAAAAATATCTTAATGGCTTTTAACAACATACCAACAGGATTAGTAAGAAGTGATAATGCTTTGTTTAGTTCAAGTGGAGAAGCACTTCAGATAATGAAGGAAACGTATCAAGAAAATACGATGTTAGAGCGTGATTCGTTAGAGCAGTTACTTAATGAATTACTAATAGGATTTAATGGCATTACAGATGTTACAATTGAGCCATTGATTGAAATTAAAGAAGAGGAAAAAAACACCCAAACAGATGACGTACCTAATAACTAAAGCAGATATAGCAAATTACAGGCAGATTAGTGATAATGTTCCTGATAAAGTAATTAATCCTTATATAATTGATGCTCAATTTAATGATTTGCAGAAATTATTAGGTGGGGATTTTTACAATGACTTAATTCGTAATTATGCAGATTCTAAGTATGTTTCTTTGTTGAATGGTGGAGATTATGAATACAATGGAACTACTTATACAAATGTAGGCTTAAAAGCAGTTATTTCGCATTATGCTTATGCACGTTATATTCTATTAGGCTCAAACATTGACACACCATTTGGTTTTGTAACAAAAGATAGTGACAGCAGTACTCAAACAGATTTGTCAACAAAAAAGACAATCTATAAAGAGAATGAAAATTTAGCTTTTAATTATTGGCAGAATGTATTATTGTTTATAAGCAGAAATGCAAGTGATTACCCCTTGTTTACTAATAGTTGTGTTACTAGAAATAGTACGTTTAGAATTTCTAAAATTGGATAGTTATGGCAAAGAGAATTTACATAGAAAATAACTACATAGTAATAGCTGAAAACACAGATATTACTATTGACAAAAGAAACGTTGTAGATAATGTTTACATTGAAAAGGATGCAGATTTATTTACACTTCACAGAGAAAACGCAGGTAATATATTAGGTGGTGTTACATTTGAATTTGCAGAAGAAATATAATGAAGTAGATGGTAAGCATTTTGAAATACTTTACTGATTAGTAAGAATAGTTAGTAAGAATGAAAAAACCCTGTTAAAATTAATTAGCAGGGTTTTCTTTTTATCAAAAACTTAAAAACGATGTGGAACGAGAATCCACGAAGTCTTAGGCAAATATAGTAAAATTATTTAAGTATAAAAATAAAAAAACATTAAATTTAATTTGTACAATTGATTTATTTAACTATCTTTACAGTATCAAACAATTTAAAAACGAGAAAAAATGAGAACAACAGAGCAAAATTTAGATGTAGATTATTTAAAAAGAGTATTGGAGTTAGAGGCAAAAGACTATTCACAGGATGACGAGCCTGAAAATTTCAAAACAGAATTAATTTTTAAAATAGCAGTAAAAGTTTTAAGTAGATATCGTAATGATATTCATTTTGATACATTTATTGAAGAGGTAGTTGAATTTTTAGAAGAGTTAGATTATGAAAATTTAGTAGATCAAGCAAAAGAAGAGTTAGAATTAATTTGGACTTCAATTTAAAACTTATTTTAAGGATGTTACACGACACGAAAACAATTTTAGGACTCATAGACTCAAATGAGCAAAATCTATTCTTAAATGAAGTATTTAGTACCACAAATGGTAAATTAGTAAAGAATAATATAATAAGTTTTGATTTACCTGTTTTAAAGACTTGTCCATTTGCAGGAGATTGTAAGAAATTTTGCTATGCTAATAAAGGCAATTATAGATTTCCAAATGTTACAAATAAATATCAGCGAAATTACGAATTGAGTTTATCAGATAAATTTAATCAAGTAGTAACCGATAGTTTAAAAGCATTACCAAACGCACAATTTATTAGACTTCATTCAAGCGGAGATTTTTACAGTAAAAAGTACATTGCGAAATGGATGGAAGTAATAGTAGCACACCCAAAATTAGTATTTTATGCTTATACAAAATCAATGAAATTATTTGAAGGTATGGAGTTACCGAGTAATTTTGTAATGATCCAATCTGAAGGAACAATAAATGATAGTAAGTATTTAGATTATAAAAAACCATTTGCACGTATTTTTAAGAGCAGAGAGGCATTATTAGAATCAGTTGAATACGGAAACACCATAGACGCATCAAATTGCGATATAAACGCAGTAAAAGGAGTATTAACAGGAAAAATAGTAGGATTAATTAAACATTAAAAACTTAAAAAATGGAAGATTACACAAAAAATCAATTAGAGTTAGTGAAATTATTAACAGATCTTTACAATATCACTTCAGGATGTGGTAGAATTGAAGGAGGTTTAACAAATTTTATAAAAAACAATTACACCGTAAAAAACAGGACGTTTCTTGTGAAATTTATAAGAGAAAAATTAACTGAGAACATAAGTAAAGATATTTATGAGTGGGTAGGAGGTAAGCCAAATATCCATACAGCAATAAAGTTAGAGGAAATGATTTGGGAGTATCAGCAAAATTATATTAAAAAATACAACCAACGCAAGGCTAAACTTGAACAGATAACAAAAAAGAATGAAGATGTAAAAACAGATGTAGAAGATACTGAAGAGTTGGTTAACGAGCAAATTGAAGATCCAAAAAAAGAAACTTATACAGAAGTAAGTTATTTTTGGGGGTTATATAAAAAAGTAGTTAAAAATTAAACGATTAGTAAAATGGAAAAAAGAGTAAAATTATTAGAAAAAGCATTAGTAAATTCAATCATTGAAAATGCAGAGTTAAAAGAAAAATTAACTGAGAAAATAGATGGTGAAAAATTATGGTACAGGTTAAGGAATGAAGAAGTTAAAAAATCAGAAGCATTAGGAACAGAAAATAAAAATTTAACAGCATTAGTTACTGAGTTAAAAACAGAAATTGAATTAATTAGAGGTGCAGAAGTAAAAGAAATGTGCGAAATTAAAGAGCAAAAATACAGTATAGAAACCGAATAAACCCACTGGGATAAAATGAAACCAAAAATAACATGATAGTGTTAATGTTAATGATAATGTTAATGATATTATTTAATAAATTAAATAAAGTAAATTATGAAAAATGTAAAATATCAATTAAGGTTATGGCAGATTAGGTCAGAACTTCAGAGTAAAGGAATCCATAAACCTGTAAACGAGTTAATAAAATTAAAAAAAATAACACCTGATAAAAGATTTAGCAATTTATTGTTAGGTAGGACTGAAGATCCTGAATTTTTAAAGATGTTAGAAGATTTAAACAACTCAATTGAATGATAATGAAAGCAGTATTGTTAAAAACAGGAATTGTTTGCGTTCAAAAGAAACAATCCAACGGAGTAATAAGAATATCGGTAGTTGACAAGTCCAATAAAAACAAGTTTTCTAAATTATTTTGGAAATTAATTAGCTTTTCATTTGTACAACTCAATTAAAAATATTATATTTACAGTATCAATAACTTAAAAACGAGAAAAATGAATTTATTAGACAGATTAACAGTAGAGCAAAGATCATTAATTGACAATTACGAATTTAAAGCAATTGCTGAAAATGCAAAATTAGCATTAATGACTAATACAAGTCAATATAGTATGAGAGTATCAGAAGCATTAACAGTTTGGAATATTTTCTCTCCAAAACCATTTTGTGTTTCTGAATTTTACGACCTTTTTTGTTTAAAAGAAATTATGGAAGATGAAATTTTAACTGCAATTGTAAAAGAGAGATTGTATAGTGGATTTACAGAATATAGATCAGTAGAAATAGAGAGCAAAAATTACTTTATTGATATGAGTTATCATATTGTAGTAACAGAAGATGAAACAAGTTCAGAATTAGTTAGTTTTGAAGTGTTTAATAAAGAAGGAGATATAATTAATACGGATCATATTAGTAGTGAAGAGATTGAAAAAAGATTATTATTTTAAAAACTTAAAAAGCGAGATTATGAAATCAAATAATTCATTTAGCTATATGCTTTTAGGAAGGTATCAAATGGATATTGAATATTTTTTAAACTATGGTAATAGAAGCGAAAAGCATTTGTATTTCGATACAAAAGAAGAGCATATAAAAGAAACTATAATTTTATGGAAGTCATTAAGTCCAAAACCTGAATGGTTGAGAGCCACAAAATTAATTGAATATAAAAATAAAATGTTAAATTAAAAACTTAAAAAATGAATTTAGAAGAGTTAAAAAAACCGTTATCAATAGAAGATATTGATTTTAGAAT